ACAATCTGTTTTGATATCGCGATTAAAAAGTATGCAACCAAAAAAAGACATTTTCTCACATTTTAAAGAAAATAAATTTGTTGCGACAACTCACAAAACTTTAGCAAATAAGGTTTTTTCATTCGGAAGAGATCATGGATATTATGGAAGAATTTTTAATCAAACTGTTGTTTCATTACCCACTGTTGAGGTATTTCGCGATTGCGGTGCCACACGAGTTAAAGGATTTTGTTTCACGCCTCAAGACGGAAATTCTCTTCTTTCTAGCGTAGCGGCAACTTTACGAGGATTATATGGTAATGAATATATTAATTATATGAAGGAATTTGATAATTATTTATTTCAACAGATATGAAAAGTTATTTTATAAAAGAAGTAGGATATGTTTGTGAACCTTCTATTCTTAGTATTAAGATGATCTATGATAATATGAGTGGTGCTACAACAATCAATTTTTATAATGGAGAAACAATCAGTTTCTTTGTAGCTCACGACATGAGTCTTACAGACAAAAAATCAGATTTTGATATGTTGCTTCAAATTGTTTTAATAAGCTTATTAGAAATGTATTCTCGCGAGAATTTTCAAAAAGACATATTATATGGTGATATACAGGGATTGTATGTTTATGATAACCTTCAGCGAGTAAAAAATAAATTAGGCACTACTATTTGGGATAGAAGTTAGTAACTCAAGTTTATAACTTATTTGTTGAGAAAGGTTTCCTATAGTGATATTTTTCTTGCATATTTTCGATTAAGCTTCTATTAATAAATTGTTTCAAATCATCATATCTAGTTGATAAAATTACAGAATGTAATCTATTATAAATTGAGTGCAATAGTCCAATTAGTTCGCCTTTTTCATTTAATATCATTGAGCCACTCGATCCCGGACCTCCCTGAAAAGTATACATAGCAATATAAAGATCTTTTCCTACATATCTTCCTTCAAAAATAGGGATCATATCGACATCATGAATGCTATATGGAGATGCTATATTAAAAACCTTATCTCCAATTTTTGGTGCGATGGGCGATATTATTAAGGCCTGAACCCCATTGACCATATCTTTGGCAAACATTAAACACACATCTAATTCTTTATTGTAGTCTAATACTTGCGCATTATAATATTTTCCACTTCGAGTCTGTACTTTCATTGAGACTTTTATTTGATAGTTAGCTGGTGGTTTTCTTGCAATGCAAACATGCGCGGCGGTCATGATATATGATCCTTTATAAGTAGTTTTTATCACAAATCCCGATCCAGATGCTATATATCTTTTGTCCCAGCATTTCTTTTTTTTGCAAAGGTGGACATTAACAATTTTTTTAACATATATGTATCCTTTAACCGGTAAAATATTATGAACTGAGTATTTTAGAGTGTTACTGCACGAAATGAATAAAAAAATTGTTAGAATGAAGAGAATTGTTCTCTTTAACATTATTGTTTTCCCCTTTTAAGCGTTTTAAAAACATCATGTTCCTCTAATATAACTATAAAATAAAAACAATTGTTCGAATAATGCGAAATAAAAAATAAAAACTAATTATTGTATAGCGCCGTAAAAGCGTTATATGTTTGAGAAATACATGATTAAAAAAATATATGTTTTAGACACTAGTGTTTGCCTAACGGACTCAAATTCTCTCCTTTCTTTTGAAAACAATGATATTATTCTTCCTCTTAAAGTATTAGAAGAAATCGATAGCCATAAAAAACGTCATGATAGCGTAGGCGCTAATGCAAGAGAAGTGATTAGAACCTTAGATACCTTACGAGCAAAAGGAAATCTTCATAAAGGTGTACGATTGGGTAAAGGAATGGGAATCATTTCAACCAAAACGTTTGATCCTGCCGATTTACCAGAAGGGTTTGAAAAAAGCATCCCTGATAATGAAATTATTGGCACTGCTCTAACCGAAAAGAAAAAGAAGCCTCGTAAAAAAGTCATTGTTGTATCTAATGATATTATGATGCGAGTCAAATGTGATGCTATCGGATTGCCATGTGAAGATTACAATGCCGGTCAATTAGTTTCTAGGGCGGCTGAAATTTATACGGGATTCACAACACATCTTGTCGATGAACAGGTTATTGATCAATTTTATAATGGCGAAAAGATATTTTTAGAGAAAGATGATATAATGCTGCAGCCAAATGAGTATTTAATGTTAGTTGCCAATACAAATGAAAAGAAAACAGCATTAGCCCGGTTTTTTAATTATATGAAGCCTTTAAAACGAATTAACGGCTCTTTTAATAAAAATGGAATCTGGGGTGTTACACCGAAAAATAAAGAACAAATGTTTGCAGCAGATTTATTAATGGATGATGATATTCCTATTGTTTCTTTGATTGGAAAAGCGGGAACTGGAAAGACTTTATTAGCTTTAGCGGCTGGATTATCTCAAATATTAGAACCAACTCAAACAAAATATCGTCGACTTGTAGTTTCTCGGCCAATAGAGCCGGTAGGAAAAGATATTGGATATTTACCCGGCACTTTAGAAGAGAAAATGCTTCCATGGATTGCTCCAATTCAAGATAATTTGCAATTTCTTATGGGCAATGATAGAGAAACAGTGCAAATGTATATTGACGATGGAACCATTGAAATTGAAGCGCTAACTTATATTCGCGGCCGTTCAATCTCCAATGCATACATAATTATTGACGAAGCTCAAAATTTAACTATGCATGAACTTAAAACAATCATCACAAGAGTGGGAGAAGGCACTAAAATAGTTTTAACTGGCGATGTAGAACAAATTGATAATGTATATATAGATGCAACAACAAATGGATTAACTTATGCGATAGAAAAATTCAAAGAACATGATCTTGCCGGTCATGTTACGCTTATGAAAGGCGAAAGAAGTCGTGTAGCGACACTTGCATCAAAAATTCTTTAAATTTAAAATAGTTATTAATATGCTATATAATATAATGAGAGGTATTTGATATGACTGCTGAAAATCCAGATATACTATTACCAGTAGAAAAAACAAGCGAAACAAAAACATGGCTAGTAAATCATGTTGGAGATAAACTGGCGCCAGAAAATGAGGAAGTAACTATAGAAATGATAATTGAGGTGATGGCAACAGAATTTCCTGAATTATTACTAGCTGTAGCCGAAGAAAATTTTATTAGAGGCTATCAACAAGCAATAACGGACGTTGATACTTTCGAATCCGACTCAAAAGCTCAAACTAAAATAGGAAAATAATATGCATTCCTATATTAAAGGATCTGCAAAAACGTCGTTATTAGAGAATAGACAGTTGTCTCTCTATAATAAACCAGTTTCTATACTTCATCCCTTTACAAATGAAGTCGATTTTGATTCAGTGTTACGACGAATAGAAGATTCGGTACCTGAGCCCTTTACACATAATTTTGAAGGGATTTACGTTGGAAAGTTTGCTGATGTGCCCTTTAACGCATTATATAAAGATGGAGTCATATACGTAACCAACAATCAAGATAATGAAGTTGATCTTTTAGACGATATCGTTCATGAAATCGCTCATTCTCTAGAAGAACAATATCAACAGTTACTTTATGGAGATAACGCGCTAGAATCTGAATTTTTAGCTAAACGCAAATCATTGTATTTTTTACTTGACAAGCCTACATTAAATATGGTATATTATATTAATCCTAGTTATCAAGCAGAATTTGATAAACATTTATATGATAATTTAGGGTATGATTACTTGCGAAGTGTATCAGCAGGCCTGTTTTATTCGCCTTATGCTATTACATCTTTGCGAGAATATTGGGCAAATGGGTTTGAAAACTATATATTGGGAGATAGAAACAAGCTTAAAGATTTAAGTCCTATCTTATATCAAAAGATAACACAGATGTTTGAGACCATCGAGGAATATTAAAAATGAATGTTACAACTGAAAGAAAAGAAGACCACTTACATGTTCATGTAGAAGTAAGTGCTAGAAAGCGTGATGAAAAAATGCGCATATACACGACTAATATTATTTTAGAATGGCTTAAAAAGAATGCACCACAATATAATTTAGAAAAAGCCAAATTGGTGAAGAAACCAACTGTACATAATGGACTCGGCCCTAAATATCTTTCTGGAGAATGGATTTTTGAATTAAATAACAAAGGTGCGCGCAAACCAGAACCTTTAGCCGAAACCGTAACACCGGCGCCTGTAAAACCCGCGCTTGTAAAACGAAAAACGAAAAGGACACCAACAAAAACTAAGTCAGAGGTATAAATGTCCCACGTATCTTATTCAGAATTAAAAACATGGGTAGAAT